CAAACTCAATCAAATTTAGATTTATACTTCTCATATTATAATTTATATTCTATTGTAGAATACATAGAAACTATGTAATTACCGACTAAATACGCATAGTTAGTCAAATTGTTTATAAAATTATATTACGAACTTACACAAATATAATTCAATAGTTTATAGAACTATTGTAACTATCCCCTAAAATAGTACAGCAGGAAAGTAGAAAATTTCTTTGATATTTTAAGGCTAATTTCAATATGAAAAAATTTTCAGTGCATCAAATTGAATCTATTTAAAAATTGCGAATTTAAGTTGCTATACTTACTACTATCAACCTACATCGGCAGATGACTCTATGATGATTTCGTTACACCAGTTAATAACAGACAGGCATTTACATTGGGGATTTCCTAAATGTTTTCGTCGAATCAGGAAACTGGAATATAAGTGGAATCATAAATGATTGAGTTTATTGTTAATTAAAACTCAATATTCTCTCTAAACGAAATAAACGATTACCCCAGCGTTTTCCAGAACTATCAACAGTACCAAGTCGTCTGGCAGAATGTTGGTTAATGGATTTTATGAATGGCAGTTCTAAAAAACATCGTCGATTTAGAACCTTTAGTGTTATTGATGATTTTAATCGTGAGGCATTAGGCATTGATATAGCGATCAGTTTATCGGCAGGTAGAATTACCCGTTATTTAAACAGACTAGCTTAATATAACGGTTATCCACTAAAAAAATGAGTTAATAATGGAGCGAAATTTACCTCCAGTAGATTCACAAGCTGAGCAAAATCACATGAGGTAAGCATAGATTACATTAAACCTAGCTGTTCTTATCAAAACGGCTATAATAGAACGACAGTTGAATATAGAAACATGAAATAAATAGCATAATTTTCTACTTAATTTATGTACTAACATTGGGATATTTCATAATTTTTTCAACTTTCATACACTGTATGACAAAAATATGCTTATTTAATATTTGCTTTTTTTTACTTGATTTGTATAAATTTTTATATTTTTGTTCATTATATTTAACTCAAAAGTTTTAGAATTTAGTATTAATAATCAAGTTTAACTGTTACAAAACACTTTGGTTTTCTACATATAAGCTTTAAGGTGAATAAAAAATGAAAGTAATTAAGCTAAAAAAATAATTAATCACATTAATAATTCAAAACTCTATTTATGGTTTACTAATTACTAAACCATAATTTACTTTGCTATATTATTTTAAATTTTTTTTAATTTGATTAAAAATATAGCAATATATATTAATATTTTAATTTTAAAGTTTAGATCTAATTTACATATGAATATTTTAGTTACCGGCGGTGCAGGATTTATTGGTTCTGCTTTCATTAGGTTTATTATTCAATATACGCAACATCAGGTTTTTAATCTCGACAAATTAACATATGCAGGCAGTTTAGAATCTTTATATTTAGTAGAAAAAGATCCAAGATATCATTTTTCCCCAATAGATATTACTGACTATCAAGCAGTAAAACAAATTTTTTTTAATTTCCGGCCAGATGCTATAATAAATTTTGCTGCTGAAACTCATGTAGATAAATCAATTACTTGTGCATCAAACTTTATTCAAACTAATATTATTGGCACATACCAATTGTTAGAAATATCTCGTTTATATTGGCAAAATTTACCAGATAATAAGCAATCTCAATTCCGATTCCATCACATATCGACAGATGAAGTATTTGGTGATCTTGGATATAGTGATTTATTCTTCACAGAAAAATCTACTTATGCGCCAAGTTCACCATACTCTGCCAGTAAAGCAAGTGCTGATCATTTAGTTCGATCGTGGCTTCGAACATATGGCTTACCTACAATTATTACCTATTGTTCAAACAATTATGGTCCCTATCAATTTCCTGAAAAGCTTATTCCTCTTACAATTTTAAATGCCTTAAATGAGAGACCAATACCAGTATATGGTAATGGAGATCAAATTCGAGATTGGATTTATGTCGAAGATCACGTTCGTGCTTTATATTTAGTTTTAACACAAGGAAAAATCGGAGAAAGTTATAATATAGGAGCACATAATGAACAACGTAATATAGATATTATTCATAAAATTTGTACTATTATGGAAGAATTGGTTCCATGCAAGCTTAAGAGTATATCTCAATATAAGGAATTAATTACTTATGTTCAGGATCGACCAGGCCATGATGTACGCTATGCAATTGATGCAAACAAAATTAAAAATACATTAAAATGGACTGCCCATGAAAGTTTTGAATCGGGACTAACTAAAACTGTAAAATGGTATATAGAAAACACTTTATGGGTTCAGAAGATTCAGGCAAATTAATAATAACCTATAATTTATAAATATCCCGTTGTCAGCACACAAACTAAGTAGAAAATTATACTATGTATTCATGTTTCTATATTCAATTGGTGTCATATTATTTAATGCTTCATGTTATTGTAACTATCCCCTAAAATAGTTCAGCAAAAATTAGAAAATTCTCTATGATACTTTTAAGGAAAATTTCAACATGAAAAAATCTTCAGAGCATCAAATTGTTTTCATTTTAAAAGAAGCATAAACTGGCATCCCTGTCAAAGAGTTTTGCCGTAAATATGGTATAGTAGTGTCTACCTTTTATAAATAGCGGGATAAATATGGCATTCCTTATCAAAACGGCATATAGAACGATTAACCAAACATATCGAACTGAGATATTAAATTTATATTTATTTAAAAGTTTGAAACAAATAAGAAAATAACAGAAGAATGATTAGAAAAGTAAAATACAGAAAAACTGCATAAATGTAGGGGATTACCAGCTTCTAAACCTTTCTGTAAATAACCCCAAAAAGGATAAAATCTAATAAATACTGGCATTTGGTGGCGTATAAAGGTTGAAAAAATCAAATTTAGCTTTTGAACCATTTATCAAAAAACGGACATTTATTTGCATATTTTGAACAAATTTTAAAATATGTTATAACAGTATAAACTATTAATAACAATGATTTTTAGGATCATTTTGCAGCGTAATTATTAACATTACTAAGCAAAAGACTAAACAAATAAATTTTTGTTTAGTCCTTGTCTAATCCTAATTAGCTATATGTTAAAGCATGATGCGCGTTCGCATGCGTGATCAAATGCGGAAATGGGCAAAACCATCAAGCTAGCCAATTTATCCAAATGGGGAAAAGTGGCTGGCACAGTGGCTGTCGGTGTCTATGGTACTGCACGTACTCTAAAAGAACCCATTTAACAAAGACGAGATTTTAATTTAAATCTAGCTTATGCCACCAATACTGCCTATTCATATCGTGATGTCAAAGGGCGCATTGCGGATAAGCAGGATTTATATAACGCATTTAAGCAAACAGTATCCAGCAATGGTGGCTCCCGTGATGAAGCATTAGAAGTACTAAACGCCAAGATCACATCGGGTGTGGTAGAAATCGACGTTGCCAAAAAGCTACTACCTGTTATTCAACGTACATCGGCCGCCTCTGGCACCGGCAGTGGCGAGATAGCGTAGATCGCAATCAGCGCAATGCAGCAACATCAAATCAAGCCAGATTAAGTGAAGCTGGCACTAGATAAAGCGATGGCTGCAACGGCTAATGGTGGCATGAATGGATTAAAAGACTTTGATATCCTACTGCGCGCATTACAGCAATCACGTATTACTGCCGGCGGTGCTGATGAAGGTGGCAATAATTTTGTGAATCTAGCCGCTAAAATCACATCTTCCGACGCGGTCAATCGTTTTGCGCGGGCAGAATATGTGGACAAAAATGGCAAGCGTCATCGCGGTATTAATTTGGCACAATCGCTATTAAAACACAAAGAACAAGGCGAAAACACGCTAGATGCATTCATGCATATAGTTGATGAATACATGACTAGCAATAAGCAATATCAGCAACTGCAAGCAAAAATCAATGCTGCCACCAACGATACTGAAAAAAAGCAATTATTGGAAAAACAGGTATCAATTTTAGGTGGTACAGCGGTGGGCGAATTAGTCGCAGACCGACAAGCATTAATGGCTTTACTGGCCATAAAAAATAATAAGTCCTTTGGCGATGATGTGATGAAAGAATTACAGAATGCCAAAGGCACAATTGATACGGCGCACGCGGTAATCCAAGACACGACCTATGCCAAGCAGCAAAATTTTAACAATACCAAAGAATTTGGCGCAATGGAATCGCTGCGCGGGCTAGACGGTACATTAGGCGACGTTAATCAAAAATTGGCCGATTATGGCAATCAATACCCGACGTTAGGCAAAATGATCGGCGATACTTCGGTGGCTTTTAATGCCCTGACTACCGCTGCGATGGCAGCAGCTGGTGCTTTAGGATTATTGTCGCTTGGTTGTTTGGGTAAAGGTAAAGCCGGCTCAGGTGGCAAGATTGGCGGTAAAGGTGGCAGATTTGGTGGCCTGTTTAAGGGCAAAAATACAGAGGTAAAAGCCGGCGCCGGTCGGGTTGTCAGTGCTAATACAGGCAAGCTAGCAACCAATACCGAGAAAATAGCGCGCAACGCTGCAATTTTGGGCAATTGTACAGATTAAGTTAGCAAAGTAGTAAAAGGTGCGGGTGTCGTAGCTAAAGGTACTGGACAGGTGGCTGGTCGCTTGGGCGAACTGGTTACGACTGCAATCAAATTATTAATGACAAAAGCCTGAACCGTTAAGAAAAACTAGCTGCGGGTGCTCGCTTAGACGGAAGCGATCATATTGCCACTTGGTGGTAACTCAACGCATGGTGTTGTCATTGCCACTGAAAATGCTAGCTATCGTGTTAAATCGCTAGCCAGTGGCGAGGTGGCCATTTATTGTCAGAGTGGCGCCTCTATTACCTTAAAAAATGGCAAAGTCATTGATATTGAATGTGATCAACTGAATATTAATGCACCCGCCGGCGTTAATATCACTGCCCCAAATGTCCAGTGTTCAGCGCAGATGACAGCCGCTGGTCAAATTAACGGTAATGGCGGTTTAGCTGTTCAGGGTGGCAATGGCGCCAGCTTTAGTGGCGATATAAATCAGAGCGCTGGCAGTTATCATACCAGCGGCGACGTTATCGCGGGCGGTATTAGTCTTTCTAACCATGATCATTCTAGCGGTGTAGGTAAACCATGCTGAACACAAACAGCTATAACCAGTTACTTTCCGTCTAAAAAATTTAATAATGGACAGAGAAATTAATACTACCAATGGCAGTTATAGCGGTCGAACAATAGATAATCTGCAAAATGCAGTCTATCTGCGCATTATGACGCCGCGTGGTAGTTATTGGGCTGATATTAATCTAGGGTCGTTGTTGTATACGCTAGAGCGTGAAAAAGACGTGCAACGCATTAGCTTGCTGGCAAAGCAATATGCTGAACAGGCATTACAGCCCTTATTGGATGATGGACGCGCTGCGGCTATTGAAGTGCAAACAATACAGCCACATGACGGCCATCTTTATTTATATATTAATGTAACCGAACAGGATGGCAAGAAATTCAGTTTTAAATGTCCTGTAAAAGTCATTTAAAAGGGCTTTAATATGCATGATTTGCCGACCTTTGAAGAAATACGCGATGCCATTTTGCGCGATACCGTATCGTTAAACCCAGCTGCGCACATTGCAGCCGATAGTGATAACTATATTCGCGCTTGTAGTTTAGCTAGTTGCGCAACGGGACAATATGCGCATCAAGCATGGATTTTAAGACAGTTTTTTCCTGATACTGCCGATACTGAATATCTGAAAAGGCACTGCAATTTGCGTGGCATACGCCGTAAAAATGCCACATTGGCAATCGGCACCGCCCGCGTTAGTGGCAACGAGGGTGCTGTTATTCCAGCTGATACGCAAATTAAATGTGGCGATATTTTTTATCTGGTGCGCACGCCCGTGATAATTAATGATACTGATATGGCTACCATAGATATTGTGGCCGTGGTAGCCGGTGCGCAAGCAAATCAACATGAGCCAGTAACTGGCCAATTTATGGCAACGCCTGCCGGTGTAAGCAGTGATTTAATTATTGAGCAGGTAATCGGTGGCACTGACACTGAAACAGACAACGCCCTATTGGCGCGGTTATTGGAATTATTGCGACGACCTCCCGCAGGCGGTAATCAATATGATTATAAGGCTTGGGCATTAAGTGTGGACGGTGTTACCAGTGCCTATGTTTACCCTCTGCGCCGTGGCCTTGGTACAGTTGACATTGTCATTACAAGCGATAATGATGTACCTAGCGATGAAATAATTCAACGAACACAGACTTATATTGATTCTGTTAGGCCGGTTACCGCTAAAAATAGCTTTGTCATCAAGCCTAATGTAACCAAAGTGGATATTGTCGTCAAAATTAAAATTGCCGATGATGATTTTGATAACATTACTAAAAATATTCATACAGCATTACAAGAACATTTCAATGCTTTAAAACCTACTGATGCTGTCATTGCTTCACAACTGGAAGCAGTTATCAGTGATGTTAGTGGCGTGGTTGATCGTAAAATGATTATGCCAGCCAGCAATCTAATCGCAGACAAAAACCAAAAAATTGAATGGTTTAGATTGGGTAAAATTGAAGTGAGTTTGCTATGAATTATAGTCAGTTGCTTTTAGGCTTGCTGCCACCTGTTTCCTATAATCGCAGTGAGAAAGCAATCAGAAATGCGGCTGTTATTGATGGTAATTGCTTAGACAATATCCTGAACTCTTCACACCGTAAATTGGGTGTTATCGCCCCAAGAACATCTGGCAATTATCTTGTGCGTTGGGAGAAATTGCTAAATCTGGATAGTAGCGGCAAAAATGGGCAGCAACGTATACAGTCTGTTATCACAAAAATTAATGAAATTGGTGGCCTAAGCATTCCCTATTTCACGCAACTGGCCGCTTCAATTGGATACGACATAACCATAACTGAGCCACAGCCTTTCCGTGCTGGCATGTCGGTCGCAAGTGATCGATTAACAGCATATGGCGATGCCATTATTGAAAGTATTTTTTTGATTTAAAGCCAGCTCTTACAGATTTAAGATTTACATATAAGGATTATTAAATGCATCCGATAGACACACAAGATGGCTGTTTCATGACGGCCTCAGCGACACTGGGTACAGTGGTAACGGTGGCATGGTTAAATCAAATTCAAGCCGAATTATTGGCCGTGTTGCAAGAAGCAAGAACTAAACCAGTATAGTGACTGGTATGTGCAATCAAGACGGATATTTTATAGTCACAAAAATGTATTGACCATTGATAATTACCGCGGTTAAAAGGTGTATCTGAAAAAGACCGGCGAAGAAATTGAGTATAAAGAATTAGGAGCTTTGCTATATATCGTCACCTTGTTTGCGCCTGTACCTTATAGCGAATAGTCAGAGTTTGTAAACAACTAGGTAGAAAAACTCAATGCTAATGAATTACGTATGTTGGACAAACTTAAAAACTCTGGTTCCTTAAATCGTAACCAAATTTTGACAAAACTGGAAATCCGGGCGAATTTTGATAAAGAAAAAATAGTGGAAAGCGCCAATGAAAAATTAGAAGGTGTTCGCAAAATTAAGATCCGTAATATTATTTTAGAGGAACAAGTATTTACTCTTGATAATGAAGACTTTTGGCAGTTTTTTACTGAGACACTTAACACTGAGCCAGAGCGGTTATTTAAGTTTTGGGAAAGAACTAAGAAATATTACTAAAATATACCTATTAATATTAATTTCAGATTTTGCTGTATGTACTTTAATTATTTATTTTTCCATTTTCGAATCTTCACTCTTATTTTGGCTGCTAATTTTTTCAAGGGAAATGATTTTCTTCGTAAATAATTTACATTTTCTTGAATATCATTAAGCTTATTATATAAATTATTTATTTGATTTTTTAATTCATTATCCTTTATTTCAAGTTCGTTTAGTAAAACATTTAATTTTCCACATTTTGTTTGATAGTCTATTAAAGATGATCTTATAAGTATATCCAGATACTTAATTTGGTAATTTTCATGAGCGCTTTCATCAGCAATTACAGAGTTACCATATGTTGTATTATTTAAATTAATTCGATGATGATAATATGCCAATTTTTTATTTAAAGTTTTAATTTCACCAACTCTAAATAATCTTAGATTGTAATCCCAATCACCTAATACCGGTAAATTTTCATTACGCCCCCCTATTTGTTTGGCAACTGACATTCTAATTAGTAGGGATATTGGAGGAGTAACTCTTCCTTTCAAAAGCATTGAAATATCTATTGTATCTTTCCAATACCACCAGTCGGAAGAACTAATTCTTTTGACAATGTCGTTATGAATTTCCTCATGAATTACGGTACAGTTAGTTAATACAGCTACAGCACATTCGGATGTTGAAAGGAAGTTTACGGTTTCTTTTAAAAAATCTGGATGCCATGAATCATCATCATCGTGAACTACTAAATATTCTTCATTTGCTATTTTGAATCCACAATTTGAAGCCGCCTCCAAACCTAAAGAAGTTGAATTATGAATCAATGTTAGTTTATCAACCAGATCTGACTGATTAATTTTAACAATTTGATCAATTGGATCAGTTTCCCCTCCATCGTTAATTAAATACAAGTGCCAATTATTATATGTTTGACTAATAACACTATTTATAGCTCTAGCTAATAAAATTGGACGATCTTTAGTACGCATAATAATAGCGACAGATTGATCTTTCTTTAAAGAAAATTTATTTTCATCTATTGAATATAATGCTTTATCTATTATCATTTTATTTAACCAAGAATTTTTTTATTAAAGAAGGATACAAATTAAAAGTATTTTTTGCTCTACAATAAAGTTCCGGTTTTATTTCATCCACCCTTCTCTTCAAATTTAAAAAAACACCACATGGCCATGCTCCTAAATGAATTAATTTATCTAGTTCTTCTTCTGTTTCTGGTATATTGGGATCAATTAGAGGAAAATAAAAAGAATGATCGAATAAAGCTGAATGTTTTAAACTCCCTAAATATTTTTGTTCATATTGATTTGGCGAAATGCAGATTTGTAAAATTGCAGCTTTTGCACTTTCAGTGGTTATCCAGTCTTCAGTAATACCATATACAGGCAGTTTGTTTTTCCATTTTAAAATAGTTTTTAAAGCACCTTCGTTAAAAAGTTTAATTTTATTTTGATATTGTTCAGTAAATAAATCATTATGGTCTTCTTCCATTACTGGTTCATATTTATTATTTAATTCATTTTTTTTATAATGCTTTGTAGTTCCATGATCAGCAAAATGCAAATTTTCAAGTAAACTTATCGTATTTCTAGTCAGAATATCATCCTCAAACCCTAAATACATATTGAAAAATGCTGATTTCATTGGCCCATTATTATATAGTCTTCCAGGAGCAGTATCATTATGTAACCCATAATAAAAGCCGAATATCTTATTTTCAACTTTTTGTTGTCTGCGGAATTCTGTTAAAACATGTTGAAGAGATCCATTCCATCCAAGATCGACTATTGCTAGTTCTTTATCACCATTAAATAAACCTTCTTGTTTATAATACTCAATAGCATTTTCATACTCTTTTTGATATATGGTTAGTAATTTGTCAGTCAAGTTTTGATTTATAAAATATTTAATATCATTAATTTTTTCATACTCAAATATGTTGTTTATAGAACCAAACTTACTATTAAAGCAAGTTTTATCTATATCACTTTCTTTTATTCCAATTCTATTAAAATAAGAAAGATATGTGTCTCCATCAATTTTAGAATCGTTTACGATGAAAGTTAATGATGAGTCTGATAGATAACCTCTAGTCTGTAATTCAAGATAATAATTTGGAATCCGTAAAGATTTTCTAGATAAGTATAAATAACTAGAAGTTGTATTACATTCATTATCATAGTTGTAGATATTCCAAATTTTTTTTATAAACTGTGCATCTCTTGCACAGAAATATATATGATTAATTTTATTTTTTTTGACATTTTCACTTAGCCAAATGATGAAACTTTGTAGCATCATTGCACCAAATGTTTGTCCTAACCCATCCCAAAACATATTTTCATCTAATTTTTTTAGAGAGAAAAGCCCAGAATCTATTTGAAAAATTTTGTTCATAATTGAGAAAGGAACCAGGTTGGGGTCAAGTTGAGCACCAAATCTACATTCATCTAAAAATCTTGAATAGTGGTATGTATTTATATTAAATATTTTGGGTAATTGTATATCAGCTTGCAAATCATTACCAATATGCAATATTTTAAAATTAGTATTTGTTTTAAGAGTATGTAACCAAATACTTCCTTTTTGTTTAGTGTCCATTAAATCTGAAGATATATATAATTCATCATATATATTTAGGTTATTTTTTTGCAAAATATTCTCAATAAGATTCTTAGGTAAGTAACTATCAGAAACGAATATTATTTTTTTGCCGGTTTGTATTAATTTTGTTATAAGTATTTTATTGTCGTCTATACTAATATTGCTTTCTAGCTCAGCTTTTAGTTCTAATTCTTTTGCAATTTTTAAAAAGTCATTATAAACATCTCTACTTTTAGACATATGGTCATAAATTTCATTAAGTGTTACTTCATCCCTTTGTTCGTTTTTATAAACAATTTCTCTTATTTCTTCTTCAGCTAGGAATCTATTGCGAGCAAAATTGTATGCGAAAATTCCATCGTTGAATAGTTGATTCTCAACATAAGCAAATAAATCAATGCGACATTCAAATAATTTTGTCAACAGAGTGCCAAATATATTAAAAGATATTACTTCATAATCTTTGCAATAGTTAGTTAACTTTTCAATATATGTACTATCAATACTTTGTTTATGATTTTGGTAATAATAGTAAGCAAAATTCAATAAATTTTTGTAATTAGGGAGGGACATAATTTTCTCATTTAATGTCAATATTTATTGTTTTTTATAAAAATGCAATATGGATATATAAACTTCAATGTATACCAATATCAAAGTTATTTTAATATACTTTTTAGTTATTTCAAGAATAAATAATTTAAAATTGTCTTTGATTTATAAATTTTGTAATTAAAATAAAAATTTATTACTTGGGGAATTTCTATCTTATGATAAGACGAACTAATTTCAATTACTTTTTCAAAATCAATCGACCATCTTTATTACAAAAGCTAATTATATATCCAGTAGTTGCAAAAATATGATGATTTAACATTTTAACGATTAAAACTGTTTACTTACATAATGATCTTGGATGAGTAAGGGTATTTAATATTAAGAAGAAATTGAACAGCTTTACATGGAAAACTATATCATAAACAAAATGTATTGATAGTGATATGAAAATTAATGTTTAAAAGAAAACCATTATCATTATAGTTAACACTAAATACTTAGTCGATGCTTAGCATAGAAATGTTTCATACAAATTATCGATTTCACCTTAAGGCTGAGATTTTTGCCCATCTTGTGGACCTGTTGGCGATAAATTCTGTTCCATTATCAACTCGTATTTTTAGTGGATAACCGTAATATTGAACTAGTCTGCCTAAATAACGGGTAATTCTACCTGCCGATAAACTGACCGCTATATCAATGCCTAATGTCTCACGATTAAAATCATCAATAATACTAAAGGTTCTAAATCAACGATGTTTTTTAGAACTGTCATTCATAAAATCCATTGACCAACATTCTGCCAGACAACTTGTTACTGATAATGGCTCAGGATAACTGTGGCAATTATTTATTCGGTTTAGAGCGAATATGAAGTTTTAATTCATGATAAACCCGCTTATGATTCCACGTATATCCTAGTTTTCTGATTCGATGATAACACTTAGAAAACCCCCAATGTACTGACGTCGGCGCTATAGCTTTTTTTATTATTTTTTTGCTGGAGCTGAGAGGTTAAGCTTAATTCGGCATATATTTGTTTGAGTTTACGATTTTCAGCTTCCATCTGTTTTAACCACTTAATATCCGAGGATTGCATACCACCATATTTATCCTGCCATTTATAAAAAGTAGTGACTGCCATACCATTTAAGGCAAAGTTCTTTGAAAGTGTGACTACCCCCTAAAATTGTACAGCTCCTAAGTAGAAAATTCTCTTTATTAACCCACAGAGGATTTAAACATGAAAAAGATAACTGAACATTAGATCGTAGCTATTTTAAAAGAAGCCAAAGCCAGTATCCCCGTCAAAGAACTCTGCCGTAAATATGGCATGTCAAATTCAACTTTCTAAAAATGGCGTGATAAATACGGTGGTATGTAAACCTCTGATATTAAACGTTTAAAGAAACTGGAAGCTGAAAACCGTAAGCTTAGGCAAATGTTTGCTGAGCTGAGTTTAAAATCTCAGCTCCAGGAGAAAATCATAAAAAAGCTATAGTACCTAACAAGGTACGTAAAGCTTGAGCTGTGCAATTACTAGAAAGTTATCCTGTTATTATTGCTATATGTTGCGCAATTGCTGGCTTAAGCCGCTGTGCTTACTATTATCAACCTAAATTATCGGATGACTCGGTGATTGTGTCAGTACTCAGTGCTATCACTGAGAGGTATTTACGTTATGGCTTTCTCAAGTGTTTTAATTACATCAGAAAGCTCGGCTATAAATGGAATCATAAATGTATCTATCGGTTGTATTGCCAATTAAAGCTTAATCTCAGGATAAATCGTAAACAACGCATTCCTCTACGAAACCCAAAAAAGCTATCGGCACCCAGTAAACGAGGTGAATGCTGGTCAATGGATTTTATGAGTGACAGAAGTCGCAATCAACGCAGATTTAGGACTTCCAATGTGATAGATGACTTTAATCGTGAGGCGTTAGGCATTAATATTGCAGTCAATTTGTCGGCTAGCAGGATTACTCGTTATCTGGATAATCTGGCCGAATATCATGGTTATCCACTAAAAATACGAGAAGATAATGAAACTGAATTCACTTGAAATACGTTTACAAATTTGGCAAATTCACATGGTATAACGATAAATTATATTCAACTGGGCAGACCATATCAAAACGGGTATATTGAACGATTTAATCGCACCTATCGCACAGAGGTACTAGATTTATATCTATTTAATAATCTGGAACATGCAAGAAAGGTAACCGAAGAATGGCTAGTAAGTTATAACACCGAAATGCCTCATGAAGCATTAAATAATATGACGCTGATTGAATATAAAACCCTATGA